GAAACAATTGACGGACGTATGTAGGTGTTACCTCCATACCGCCAAATGCATCAACGCCACATGACTCTCGGAAGCTTCCGCTCACGAAAGTCTTATTGACGTTTACCTTGCAATTGTACTTTTGCAGGTAATCGAGAACAGAAGTCGCTGCATCCGTAGGAACGACAATGTCGTCCCCATAGATGTATAACCCTCGGGACACTTCAAAAATGTTCCTCTGGGTTACGGGAAGTCTATGCTTCTTCAAGAGAGCCACTACACAGATCGTGTAGAAGTACATGGCTTCTATAGGAAAGCATAAAGCACTACCCATTGAAGCAAACTTCCTGAGGGGACCGACAAGTCGGCCATCGGGGAGTTGCGCCATAGTCGATCGACAAGCGTCGATTGAATCCTGGAGATCAGGACTCGCACGAAACATCTCTAATGCTAAATTCCGCGGTACGCGGTCACTAGCATCAGAAAGATCTATCGTTGCAAATAGACCTGTCTTCGAACTAGTCAAAGCTAGCCTTTGATTAATCGATTGGTCACGGAAATTAACGTGACCAGCCGACAACCAATACGACTCGAGACGGTTGTAAAGCCAATCTCGAATCCCTTGCTGCACGTATTGCATGCAACTGGGCTCAATAGCAATGACACGGGGACTCTTGAGAGTTTTCGGGACAGTAACGACCCGAACGGGTCGTTCACTATCCTGTGGAACGAACGTTACAGCTTGGAGCTCCTCTGACGATACCGGTAACCCAAGAGGGTAACCATTATCAATAAGAGGGAAATAAGGCTCCAAACGATCGTGCCACTCCAGCCAGTTAAATTTCTGATTTCCAGAAATCCTCTCGGCTGTAGCACCGGGTCCGTGAACTGGAATACATTCGGTAACTGAAAAATCAGAAACCATATTATCCCAGAGCACAGAAGAAACAGCCAAAAACTTGGCAGTGTCTTCTTTCGGTGTTGAAAAGTCTGCAAGAGATTGCTCAATTGCGACGAAGTTTTCAAGTGCGGCCCGTTCCCTTTCGGGGGTACAGGCCATTTCAATCTTTTTGAATGTAAGGCATATCTGCCGTACAGATTCAACAAGAGTAGAAACGTCACTTGAATCATCTCCAGATTTAAATTGGGGGTGATCTTCATCTGTAATTAACCTCCCGGTCCAACGGTCGAAAATTCGACTAGTCATACCTTGCAGAAATGCAGGGATTGACTGTTCTCTCATTCGGGTAAAACCGGTGAAAGAATTAGAGTCGATAAAACCAGAATGCAAGCTTCTTTCGAAGTCATTGCAAAATCTGGGGAGGGTTATTGTCAAAAACGATAACCCTTCATTTTCGACCCGTGACCTGATCGTAATCAGGTCGCGAATGTCAAAGACATCAGCGACACACTTGGCAGATGCATCGGTATATACCTGCTCTGCCAACTTTAGATAGTCACTTACGTTGCTTTTCAAGTTGCCTCCTAACTAGGGGGTCGACTTCAAGCCACGTATGCCATCCTAGCCGATCTTTATCGGCTATTCTATCGGTATCATTCGACAAAGGAAGTACCGCCAAGGGGAAGGTTTCCCACAATGGCGGTGATTTCCCCGTCGCTACGTTAAAACAGTAGGACTACTACTCCCTAGCCAGGCAAGAGATCGATATCGATTTCACCCAGGAAGGAGTAGATTCCGCGAGACGGTGTCATTACGACTCCATCCCGTAGAGTTTTCCAACTGCCGTAGAGTCTAACCAGGCTTTAAAGCCGGTTATTAACTGGTCTACTTGGGTAGACGAAAAGCCCACTGCTGGGCGATCGACGACCAAGTAAACGCTAAGCGTCTCGTAATCGTTGACAGCTGTCAACGGATCAGGGACGATAGCTCTCTGATCGATCCTTGCCATTGACCGAATTCGGTCTTTGTTCAGCGTATGACTCAGGTTAAGAGTATACGACTGATCATTCTTTTGATAGGTAGATTTCCTATCGCCAGTAATGATGCGAGGCATCGATTGAGCGACAGAATTGACTGTGACCGATTGTGGATCGGAAAACATAGTGGTTGACCTCTAAAAGTTATTGCTGAGGTTGATCCTACCGACCATGACCTTTCTCAAGGGCCCGGCTTTGCGAAGGGTAGAATAGATAGATTACCGCAGAAGATATTCACTTGCGTGAAATACCTAAAGCTGCGGCGATCGCTAGTTGTCTTGGGGTTAAATCGTCCCAAGACAGGCTAAAACCGTATGGACCGGTACCTTCCTGACGTTGCTTCGATTCCGTAAAACGGTCGAAGGTCAACGTAAGAGGACGAGAGGGGAATGGAAGATACTGAATGTATCTCCGTATCTTTGTCTCTGTCTTCATCACGTAAAGGTACTGGCAGGCAACGCTATCGACTAACATATCCGATATGAAGTCTACATGTAGACCCACATTAGATACCCAATCGATAGCCCATGTCCAAGGAATTGACTTGTAAACATTTGACGGAGTCGGACGGGCCCCTGCTAGCGTGATAGCACGCATTGCATGGTTCCAACCTGACAAATTGTCAGCCAAACTTTTGTCAAATGCAGGATTATAGTAGTAAAACTTTCCTACGGCGTAGGCGTGAGATCGGGTGATTTCACGCACTTCCCAGGTCGGTTGACTACTAAAGTACTCGCCAGGTAGCACGGGAGCCAGAGATACTCCGGTTCCACTAGCTATTCTGACATCAGTACTAACATCCTCAAGGGTGACTCTCTTTCTGGTCCACAAACCGTTACGATTCGATATATTTTCGATGTAACGGGCGGAATTCTGGATTACGTCATCAAATTTACGTAAATCCGACAGAAAGGGCTTCCAGCCAAATTGCTGGTTCAGGAACTGATCTGCGATCTTTTTAGGATCCATGATCCGCGATGAAGTACTACCGCCCATGAGTTTCCAAATATCGGAAAACCCCTTGGCGGTAGTTTTTAACATACGCGGCGTGTCTCCGCCCTCACGGGCGAAGACAAACGCAGAAGCCTGTTCAAGCTTGGGTTTAGTTCTACTATACCCTTTGTCACCAAGGCCACTCATTGATGGAAAGGCAGGCGAATTTTCAATCAGTACCACACTCAGATCATAAAGACCTGAAGATGTGAGAAACTGATTATTCGTGGGAGGTCCAAAACCTCCAACATAACGTTGTAAACCATCGTTTCTAACGTATGTCCCTATTCCATGAACCCCATAATAAGGGGAGCTCCACTTGAGTTTTAGAGTTCTGAACGGACCACCATTACGATAAGGAGGACCAGGATGGACATTGTCCATCGTGATCTTAGCCTCATCATAGGGGACGTCAGAAAAGTTGTACGTCTGAACATTAATTCTGTTCGGGTGCCAACTTACGAATTTACCGCTGTCGGTAATAGCTGAGTTAAAATAACCCAGCTCCACTTCTCCCTTTTTATAGAGAGGAATGATTCGTTTTCTAATTCGAGTGAAACTTGAAGCCATTTCAATATCCTTCCAAACGGAACGAACTGTTATAGGTTGTGCAAACCATTTGCGCTGCAAATCAGTTCGCGTTATAGTGACCATCATCG